CTGGTCAGAATATGAAAATTTAGGTATAAAAGAAGACTTATGTGTATGGTGTGATAGACCACATAATGAAAACGTAAGAGTACTAGCTAACAGTTCAAGAGTATCAGAATGCGATTACTGCAAAGAGGAAATAACTAGCCATGATGAAGAAGACCCTGTAGGTATATTTAATTCTGATTGTCTAGTAAAGCTTAACGAATTTAAAAAAAACGGATCTCTCCCAGACAATGTACTAGAAACTATATTTAATTCTATTCCTACATGTATATTCTCTGAGATTCCTATAGATAAGAATAATAATTGTTCGTTAGCTGTTCCCGTGGGATTAATAAACGAATTATACAAGAAGATGTATATACACAGAAATTGTGCTGATTTCTTAGACGACAAAATAACTATCAACTTAAAAGGCTATCCAACTAATACATGTTATAAGTGCCAGTGTGTTTATCACGTTACTAAATTTGAAAGAGGACATAGAATAAAGATGAAGTCTACTAACAAACACTACTGTGTCAATTGTTTTATAATAGAAAGAGGAAGAGTGGATAGATACAAACCATATTCATGTGAAAATGAGAATTGCGGACAATCAATATACATCGACCTTACAATACCTGATCTGTTTCAAGACTCTTTTAAACTTGGAAAAATACTATGCAAAACTTGCACTGCCATTAAGTTAAAGAATTCAAAGCAAAACTATCAACTAGATCTGTTCTTCGACACAGAAAAAGATTTTATTAGCGAATATTTCGAAAATTTAGGAAAACTTTCTAAAGAAGAGATAATGTCGTTAATAAAACCTTTATTGGATGACAGATTTTTAGTTGTCAATAAAGAAGCAAACAATAAATACAGATACTATATAGTTAAATACTTTCCCTATATGGCCATATATATAGAACATAAATCTGATCCATTATTTGATAATGTAAGTAATTGTACTATAAATGGATTTATGTTTGCTAATGATATAGAAATAAATAATGAATCATGATCATAAACGATAGTATCATAGATAATATATGTTCTAATGGAATAACCATAGAAGAATTTATGATATTGTTTTGTAAATACGTACCTGGAAACAAATGGTTAGTAAAGTATAGACCAAAAGAACACAGTTATAATAAACTAATTGTGAATGGCTACCTAACAGCTACTCGATCTATAAGTGCTTCTGGAAAAAAACTACTAAAAAGTATAACATCTAAAGCACCTATAATACCTTCAAACACTGAAGAATTCGATAAATTTTGGAAGACCTATCCATCTTCTGATAAATTTAAACACTGGCCTAAGACTACCGGACTCAAAGGCTCAAAAGAAAGAAGCCAGAAAATGTTCGATAAGATTATAAGTGAAAAAGAATATACGGCCAATGACATACAAAAAGCTCTGGAGAGAGAAATAGAATCTAAATCGAAAAACAGTATTGCAGATAATAAATTTAAATTTATGAAGAAAGCCGTAAACTGGCTTACTACTAGAGAATTTGAAAACTGAATGGAAGAGGATTCTTCTAACACTACTAATGTATCATATGGACAAAACCTTAATTAATATATGTCTTCAAAAAATCAATTCATAGATAAATTTAAAGTACCTGGAAAGGATAATATAACTGTTAAAACTTATAAAGGACAACATTACTACATAGCTTCTGTTATAGAGGATATGGGTGACGGTAATCAAACACAGGTACGATATATAACTAGGAAATATTATGAAGACTGTGTAATAGCTGCGTGCATAGAAGTGTACGGACTAACTCTATAAAATGCTATCATATAGACATATATCTCACGCTGTGGAGAAATTTATAAACTATGTAGACGGAAGAAGAAAAGGAGTAATAAAGTCTCTTAAAACTAGTTTACCTAAGCTAAATAAAACTACTATGGACGGATTCGACTGAGGTAGAATAACTACTATAGCCGGACCTTCAGGTGGAGGAAAATCATTATTCTTAGAACAGTTAAAGAGAGATTTCTGTGATTTAAATCCAGATCAAAAGTTTGAAATATTATCTTTTGAATTCGAGATGCTAGCTACTGACCAAGTATCTAGATCTGTATCTGGAAAACTAAACATGTATACTAAATCCATATATTCTGCTGGGGAAAAGAAAGTGTCTGACAATCAAATGGAATACATAGAAAATACCGCCAGAGGTATGAAGAAGTATCCTATATATTATGTAGAACAATCTGGCACTCCCGATGAGATATACACTACAGCAGTAGAATTTGCTGCCACCAGGAAATTAAGAGAACAAAATAAAGGATTAGTAATAACTATAGATCATACATTACTAACAGAAGGAAAAGAAGGACAGTCAGAACAAGCAGTAGTAAATGAACTCTGTAAGAAGACTGTAAAACTGAAGAAGTATTTCGAGTCTATAAATGTAAATTGTATGATTATAATGTTGTCTCAGTTAAATAGAGATGCTACTAGTTCTGAAAGAATAAGCAACCCAACATTTCATTTTCCAACAAGAAACGATATATTCGGATCGTCTAAAGTATTCTTTGCATCCGATTATGTATTTGTTATAATGAAGCCTCTCGTACTAGAAGGTATAGAGGCAATAGGTTCTGGTTATGGTCCTAGTGGGTGGCCATTATATAACCCGGACAACAAAGAACAACCATGCATCTATCTACATGTATTAAAGGATAGATTTGGAAGCAATAAAGTACTACATCTATTAGATAACTTTAAGTCATCTAGAATAGATGAGTATGTGAAAAAAAGTAACTCTTAACCAAACAGTAATGCCTATAAGAAATACTTTTACCTAACTAAATTTATTTTAGGTTTTCGGAAACAGTGTGTAGTATACTTCGCGATAGCTGTTTCCACAAGTTTATGAATATAGAATTTAAAAACTAGTTTTAATGGCTGTTTTAGGACTTGTGTCTGGACCACCAGCGTCTGGACATACCTTCAGTGTTAGAAATATGCCCCCTAAAGAAACCATCTACGTAGATGCGGATCGAAAGGGACTAGCATGAGCTGGAGCGGTTAAAGACTGGAACGCAGAGAACGGAAATTATGTCCAATTATCTGACGCTAAACAAATAATAGCTCAATTACAAAAAATATCTGACGAAAAGCCACACATAAAGTATGTAATAGTGGATACTATATCTACGATAATGTCGGATGCTGAAGTAGCTAATATGAAAAAACCAGGCTTTGATCCGTGAAAGGATTATGCAGTTGATATATATGATTTATTTGCTAAATCTAAAAAGTTAAGGGGAGATCTGATAATATTTTTCATGGCCCACACCATGATAATAAACGATGAAAACTCTAATTATAAACCTCAACTTGTATTAAAAACTGGAGGAAAAAAATTATCTAAGTTGAACCTCAACGGAAAGATAAACTACAATCTGTACACTCATATAGAACATGCTCCTAACGGACAATCTAAATATTTCTTTTTAACTCAATCAGATGGCATCAATCAAGCTAGATCTACTCATGGAGTGCTTGACTATAAGATACCGAACGATCTGTATGCAGTATGTAAAGCAATTAGAGAAAAAGATTTGTGTATAGATTAACATCTATAGATCTACAACCATAATACCTTGTTTAATCTAGGACTAAAGTGTGAAGGAAGCGATTGTCTATCGTTGTCTGGTACCATTTAATCTTAAGGCCGTAGCGAAGTCTGTAAGCAAGTATTATACTAGTACTGTATGTGTCCCTTGACCGTAAGTTGATGAGCATACTGGTACGACAAATATTGAATATAGCTTTTTTATAAAAGCAAGTATGGAAAATACTATTTTAAGAGCCAAGGATATCCTTGGTCAAATGACATCTGGAAGTGGATCAAAATTACCAGTAGGAATTCACAACGATGTGAAAGTAACTGATATAGAAGTCGGAGTAAACTGAATAGATTTTAACTTCGAAAAAGATAATCTTGTCCATAACAAGAGAGTCTGGTTTCCAGATCCAAATAAAGTGTATCCCAAAGAAGGAGAATCGTTGGAGGATGCTAAATCTCGGGATGTAAACGAGAGATTAGCCCACATAGTTAAATTTATGGATATATTTTTAGGTAAGGAAGTAGTAGACTCGTTTGCTGCTCCTAACTTCAAGTCGTTTGCTGAAAAAGCTGCGGCCATGCTAAACGATTCAATAGGAAATAATACCGTTAATATAAAACTTATTTACGATAAAGACGGAGTATTTTCTACCTTTCCAACCTTTCCTAACTATATAGAGAAACATGTACCTGGACAAGAACCCACCATAAAGTTTTCTAATTGGGAATTAGAACACAGGTGTAACCCTAAGTCTACAGGTTCTTCTGACATAGTGGAAGGCACACAAGCTTTGGACAATTTGATCTAAGATATACCTAAAAAATATATGAGCTGGATTAGTATAGTTGTATTATATCGTATTCAGGTGAGACGCTTTCGCTGAAAACGGAAGTAGGGAGTTCGAGTCTCCAATACAACTATAATAATCCCAAACTCGATCAAATAAAAAACTAGTACTGAAATGAAATTTGTTCCTTTGACTAAGGATAATATCCTTAGAAGATTAAGTCAAGAAGAAATCATGACTAGGTACTTGGGAGTAACAGTTTCGTCTACTCCAATAACCAACCCTTTAAGGCCCAATGACAAGAAGCCAGGATGTACATTTTGAACTTCTTCAAGTGGGCGACTTTGGTTTAAAGACTGGGCAAAAGATAAAATATATGATTGCTTCAACATTGTGATGGAGAAATACAACTTATCTTTTTACCAGTCTTTAGCCAAGATAAACAAAGATTTTCAACTAGGACTAGGAGATACTAAATCTAAGGTATCTTCTTCTAGTATAAAAGAAACGCCTATAAAAATAACTAGGCGAAAGAGTATTCAAGCTATACCATGTAAATGAACCAAAGAAGCATTGTCATATTGGAGTTCTTATGGTATAACTAAAAATATACTTAACCAATACTTCGTTTACAATACGAAGCTGGTCTACATAGACCAAAATATTTCTCAAAGAGCCACTCTAAAAAATCCTATATTTACTTATCTGTACCCACCATCAACTAACATAAAGATATACAGACCTTTAGATAAAGAAAAAAAATGAAAGTCGTCAACCAATAAGAATGATATTGATGGCATACATCAAATACCAAAGAAAGGTAAGCTACTCATGATAACTTCATCTAGAAAAGATATAATGGTGCTACGATCATTAGGCTTTTCAGCTATATCTCCTACTACAGAAACAGTATTACTAGACGAGAAAGTTATATCTAGTCTAAAGAAAAGATTTAAATACATAGTAACATTCATGGATTCTGATAAGGCTGGAGATGCTTCTAGACAAAAGTACTTTGATAAGTTTAATATACAAGGTATACAAATACCCTATAGGTATAATACAAAAGATATTTCTGACTTTAGAGCAAAGTTCAAAAAAAAGAAGTCTTATAAGCTAATGAAAACTTTAATAAAAAATAATTTTAATCATCGTAAAATGCCCTATTAATGAATTTATATGAGATAATAAATATAAGTGTAAATATATCCGGTCCTTTATTTATATTTGCTTTACTTAGTTTAATATTAGTATTTGTAGGATTTATGTCTTCTATTAAAAGAAGATCCGATACTAAGTCGGATAGATTTGAAAGTAAAGCGAATGTACTTAGTGTGTTATGTAATATATATATACCAGTAGATGATAGAGGAAAAAAATTGAAAGAAGTAAACATAAGTGAAGTAAATCATAAGTTAAGTAAATTTATAACATTTGCTAGATGGAACTTATGTTTTTTATTTATTGAACATGGAGGGTCAGTATACCTCAATGTGTACAG